TGAGTGCCACGCCGCTCTTTACCTGAGTCTCAGTTGCTCTTACAGATCCCGTATTGCCCATCGCATTTATAATATCTCGTCTGTGATCAATTGAATTGTATATCGCTGCTATCTCTCCACCCTGGAAGGTAAGCACATATGGTTTTAATTCTGGATTTATATTCTCGGGTACTGTGATAATTTGTCCCGCTGAAGCTCCATTAACAACCGTGTCTGCTGTCGCAACTAAACTTGGGTGACTATCTAATCTTATGGAGTCAGCCACTTCGCTTAATTCATTGTAAATTGCCCGTTGTTGGTCAGCAATATCTGATAGCATAGAAACACCAATGCCCCGTGTTGGAGAACGTTCAGCATAGACGCATATGAATGGTATTCTTTTAATTTCGTTGGGCTCAACTACATGGGTCAGTAATGTCTTATTCTTTGTGTCAACATTGAAAGTGTGAATCTCGTCCACTGTCCATTCTTTGATTACCTGTAGGTTGCCGTTGCTCTCCTCAATGTATTTTATAGTGGATAACTTGTAAGCACCGTTTGGCTGTTTAGCCCACGTCCAATCTGTAACTGATAGTGGTGACAATATTGAGAGATAGGGCCTTACATCTTGTGCCAGCTCATCTGCTAATGTGACCGCACCAATTGAGGGTTTAGAAACTAGACACCATACATGTCCAAACACAGACGACCAGGTTGCTATGTCTTTCATAAAACTGTTTATTGAGCGACCTTCTAAATCTGCATCCTCAGTTAGAGCAACAAGTTGTGGGCTGCTATCGAATGGTGCCCATTCGCGTATAGGATGTGTGCGGAATAGAAACGAGATGTATAAAGAGATAAGACTCTTAGATTGGTTGTCTAGTGGTGTTGAATTTATACGGGCTGCATACTCTTTATCATTTTCTAAATTGTAACGGGTTAGATAGTTGCTATTACGATAGTCTAAACCACCAAGGTAAGAATTAAGGAAGAATGTCCACCGGTCGTGGTTTGCCCCATATAGTGGATGAGCTGCCACTGCGGCAGCATATATTTGTGTGTTGTCACTCATAGGTTATTGTTCCTCGATTATGGTAAAAGTATTTAGCAATCTGAAACCGGACAAGGGAGAATAACGCCTTGCGGTAACTTCTAAATTAGGTCAAGAAAAAGCCCCTAGTAACAAATACTAGGGGCTAAACTACAAACTATGATTCTAAACTGTGATCTCTATAACTGGACGTATAACAGCATACTTACGCAGATCAATTTGATAGCTTTGCAACAGTTCAGGCACTGTCTTAAACAGGTCTTTTACTTCTTGACTTTGATTAAGTGGGGGAACACTTAAACGCGCAAGCTCCACAAGTCCATTGCTTATTGCCTCTGCTCTGTGTGAATGGGGGAAGTACCATTTGGACATGGCCAGCGGACCCTCTGACACAGATATACAGAACAAGGTGCCTTCGTGTGCAGCATCTAATCTTGCTTGATCTATCATACTAACTCCTTACTTGCTCTGACTGGCAAAGCGAGTCCCGTCTTTTGTGTAAAATTCTCAACGTAGCAGTAGTCCCATTCGGTGTCATTGAGACCAACGAATGGTGCCCACCTTGCAAACACTTGACTTTTGATGTCGCGTTTTATTGTGCTGAGCTTTGCTCTGCGATCGCTCTCATGTAATTTTAATAAAACATGTTGCGTAGGGTCAGCGTTTACATACACTATCATAGTTCTTCTCATATAACTCCTTAGATTGGATTAGTATGTGTTTATTATAATACAAGTGGGCCTACTTGTATACCTAATTAAAACTATGGACCTTTGTAAGTCCATAGTTTTTAACTATTGGTAAAATGGACCTGGTTTCTTACGAAATGCCAACGCCGAACCTGGTAGGGATTCCAGGCTTTATTATTCTTGTTACTGGGAACAAGTATTCTACCATATACGTGGCCGCGTCAAATCCACCATCCCACCCTTTGGTTTTGTTGGGGACTTGCGAATCTTCTTTGTATGCATAGTTGTTGAAGCAGGCTATGGTCTTCTTGCACTTTGGGTCTATCTTGTAGCGTGTGGTTCCATCTGGTCTTATGAATGCAAGGGAGTTGGCAGCATTAATACGGTCACGCACCAATGATGCAGTGTGGTGATGCTTTAATATAAATCCAGCATTCTGCATTAGCTTGTGATCAGTATGTCCGTTGGCACTTGTTCTACGTTGATTGCCGCTTGGGTCAGTATAGGCTGTGATGGGGTTGAGTGGATACCGTGTTCGCACCTCAGTAATGAGTTCGGAAGTGTTGCTGTCATTAAGAACTATCTCATCAAATATCTCTATGCCGGTCTTGGTTACTCTACCCACCACACTGAAGAAAGGGTTCACATTATAATCAGTGCCCAGTATGATAGCCTCATTGGGTCCTGGTGGTTTAACTTCACCAATGTTATGTTTGCCAAATTCAGAAAATATGAGACCCGTGAATGTTTCGTGAGACGCTTCGTACTCTTGCCTAAATGTGCGTGGATCGAGATCGATGCGGGCTTGATCAACCTCTTCCTTATCAACGAAGCCGCCTTCTAAAGTGGTGTAGGTGAATGATGCCCAATTAGCTTTTGTAAGATGATTTTCAAATAAAGACTTTGCGTGTAGGTTGCCCGCTTTGGGTGTGCCAAGAAATAGTGCGTGTCCTTTTGTATCACTCAATGCTGGCCGTATTACCTGTTGCCAAATATATTCATCAAGGTCATAAAACTCATCAAGCACAATGAAATTTATTTTGTTGCCCCGTAGAGCATCACCTTGCTCCGCTGAACGAATTGATATGACCGTGCCGTTCTTTAATGTGATATCAAGATCAGAATTATTAACGTGTGCAACCCACCGTAATGACATTAACTTCTTAAGTAATTTATTGAAGCAGAGTGATTTACCTTGTTGGCGAGTTGCTGCCATAAACCACACGACTTGATTTGGAGGGGCGGAGAAGCGGGCCATCTCTCTTAAGGCTAACTGAGTTTTACCTCCACGACGGCCTGCCACTACTGTCCGAAATCTAGTGGGGCAATCGGCAATCTCTTGCTGCTTGAGACTCAGCGGCATAGTACATCGTTAATGACATCTGCCAATGTAGACAATGCTGAGGGACTTATTTCAAATATAGTCTCTACTGGATGATGGAATGTCTTAACTTCTCGAAAGGTAAGACGAAGTAGATCTGGTTCAATGTAGGAGAGTGAATAGCTTACAGTGTGTCCCAATGTGTCGACAAGGATGTTCATTCTGCCATCTCTAATGCTTTATCAAGACTTGGAGCACCATACGATTCATCATCTTCGTCATCATCAATAATATCTTGATCGAATTCTTCTGTCCAAGGAAGTGCTTGGGTATCAGAATTATCAATGGCACCATTGTCGCTTTGTTGGAGACAATTTTTGCCCATCCAGATGAGCATCGTCGGGTTGCCTTCTAATGCCACTCGAAGTTGGGCCTGTCGCAATGACAGCTTAAGCCTATGACGCCCTTTTATCAGATATTCACTAAGCTGATAGCGAAGTACTGAATCAGTTATGCCAAAGTAACGGGCAATGTCAGTATCAGAACACCCCACGGAGGCAAGATGCTCCACTTCGTCTGGCGGCACAATTACTTTATTGCGTCCTATGATGACGCCAGTAACTAATTTAGTTCCAACTGGTGCTGGTTGACGTGCTCTATAATGGCCTGCTGCCGCTTGCTCCGCATCACGCTTTTGTTTTTTAAGTGCTTGTTGGGCTTGTTGAAATACTTTGTTGTTGGCGAAATCTAATGTGTCTGTAGTCATAACAACTACTTATGACACATTATAACCCCAAAGTGATTCTCATTATGAATTCATCCTCGGCATCGTTGTATATCACTGTAACAATGCGTGTGGGAAATCTGTCCTTTAAATATTGAACAGTGGATTCTTCAAGAGTACATTTATTAAGTTGTTCATCTTTATAAAAAGCAAGCAATGTTGGGTCTAAATACGGCACTTCATACGCAATGCCGTTAATGGCTGTAAATTGATGCTTTTCAAGTACTGTGTAAGTGATCATAATATGCCCAATGTGATTTTGGTGAGCAGTTCATCTTCTTTAGAGTGATAGTCCACTGTGAGATAATGTGCTGGTCTTTCAGCATAAGCTGGATTATTTTTTGTACCTCCTTTGATGTATTCTCTATTAAAGTCTTGGTGATAGTTGATGACGCATAATTTGGATGCTGCATCATCATAAAATCTTTGTAGTTTTGGGTCATTAAATGTTATACCCGCGTCGAAGTTTTGGGTGATATTTGCCATGCTGCATTTTATGATGTCGGAGTGGGGGATGTTGTAGGTTATCATATTATTAAGTTAGTATACGCTAACGAGGTGCGTAGTTTGGTGCGTAAGTGCGGTGCGTAACCAGTGAAATAAGTGTCTTTTTTGCTCGACGATTTTTCTCTGAAAAAATATTTCTACGATTGTGCAATAAACCACCACTTACGCACCTAGAACTACGCACCGAGCACCATATTTAGAGCAGATCACTCCTAATTGACTCAATAGTGATGCGTTTTTCGTGGTTTTCTTTCCCATCCACCTTAACATCCAGGTCAATGAAGTCCTCTATCTCAAACACCATTTTATCGCCGGCAATGTATTTCTCCTGGTTACGCACCACAGCATAACGCCTACGATCATCAACAGTAGCGTCCTGACCAGGGTAAACATCAATGGTTTCGGTTACGCAATCCCAATTCGCTTTAGTATTAAGCCAATGAATCACTGCATTCTTAAACCAGTCCTTACTTACTTTAGTGGCTTCGGCTATCTCATACAGCTTATGAATAGCTTTAAGGTTCAGCACATTGCTCTCATTAATAAGACTGACCAATTTAGGCATAAACATCTCAATGCCCCTAGCCTGTCTCGCAATCATCTCTGTATAGTAAACGCCGTGTAAAGGCAACAGCTCTGTCATAGCTTCTACCTTATGCTTCTTAATAATATGTCCCAACCACATTGATACTTCATTATCATCGTAAAATTCTTGTAAAGTCTTTGTACCAAAAAACATTTCTGGTAGACCATATTCTGGAGTTCTTAATTCTGTGGTTGTTGTCACTAAATTGTCAAAAGCCCCTTGCTGCCATTGAGCAAAATCAGGATACTTATAGTTTGCCGTATAGTCTGCAAATGGGTAATCTATGAATGCAGAAACTCCACCATACCCAGAATTAATCACCTCTGGTGATGAAACTGCCTGTCCATAGACAAACC